TCTGACAGCAGAGCAAAGAGCGGCATTAAAAACAAACTTCGGGGACATTGTTTCAGGTACAACAAAAGAGCTTTACATTCTAGAGGCGCAATTCAAATTCGACCCGCTTGGCATGTCGCCCGCCGATATTCAGTTACTACAAACGCGACAGTTTGCGGTGCAGGATTTGGCGCGGTGGTTTGGTGTTCCCTCTGTTCTTATCAATGATAATGCTGAATCAACGTCTTTAGGCTCCAGTATTTATGAAATTATTCAATCATTCTATAAATTACGCTTACGTCCACAGCTGGAATTGATCGAGCAAGGCATACAAGAGCGCGTGCTAAGTCCAAAACAGCGGGCGCAAGGCGTGATTGTTGAATTCAATCTTGACGCATTCCTAAGAGCAAGCGCAAAAGATCGAATGGAAATCAGTGCAAAAGCCGTGCAAAACGGCTTATCTACACGGGACGAAGAGCGAGCCAAAGAAAACAAAGGGCCAAAACCCGGCGGCGATACGTTAACAGCTCAATCAAATCTAATGCCACTAGAGCAACTAGGGCAGCAAGTGAACAGCGGCGGCAGTGTTCCAGCCGACCCGATACAGCAATGAGGTTGCTATGAAAAACTGGTATTCAATTAAAAATCGAGCAGAAAGTGTAATTGATCTTTCTATCCATGATGAGATTGGCACTTGGGGTGTTAGTGCATATGATTTCCTAAATGAGTTGGATAACCATAAATCAGCCCAAGTTATCAATTTATCTATCAACTCACCCGGCGGTAATTTGCTTGATGGGTTGGCAATATATAATGCACTAATAGACCACCCAGCCCAAGTTAATGGAAAAGTGGTAGCGCTGGCAGGTAGTGCTGCGTCGTTCATTTTGATGGCGGCTGATCATGCACAGATGCCGGAAAACTCCATATTCTTTATTCATAAAGCACAGGGTGGCGCTCAGGGCGAGGCTGATGATCTTCGGGAGTTGGCCGATGTAATGGATATGTACGAGGATATGATTGTAAACATATACCTCAAAAAAGCCTCAATTACCGAAGATAAGGTAAGGCAGTTGTTGAAAGAGGCAAAGCCCATCAAAGCCTATGACGCTATGAGCTACGGTTTTATTAATCAGGTGGGAGACGCTATTGATGTAGCTGCGAACGTCTCAGGGTTCGAGAAATACGTCCCTGGAATTGAAGCGAGTAATGACACATCTGACATTCATACACAACGAGATTTTGAGAAACGCTTGAGGGATTCAGGAGTTTCTATGGGACTGGCTACTGCATTGACCAGTCGAGCAAAGGTTGTATTTCAGGGGGAACCTGAGAGCGCCAGCGCCGAATTGACCCAGTTATCAGAGAGGCTTGCAAACTTCAAGATATAAGGGTTTCAAAGCAAACAGCAACTAACCGCCTATCCCGGCGGTTTTTTTATGTCCAAATTTAAGGAATTTATACAATGACTATTGAAACAGTAATGAAGCAAATTGATGGTATCGAAGCATCAATGGCCGCCTTCCAAGAGAAGGCAGAGGGTGAAATTCAAACCAACGGCAAGGTAGCGCTAGAAACTAAAAACGCTATGGACGCCTTGGGTGTTCAGCAACGCGAAGTTGCAGACCGTTTGCTTGCTCTTGAGCAAAGCGGCTTAACTGGTGGCGCTGGCGGCGAAGCTCAAGCATCAATGGGCAAGCAATTCACCGATTCGACTGCCTATGAGAATTTCCAGAACGGATCAAATCAGAAGGCGCGTTTTGAAGTTCAAAACAACACTCTATCTGGTAGTGATACCAACGTTGCGCCTGATCGAAAGGCGGGCGTGGTTCCGGGTGATTTCAACTTCCTAACATTGGAAGATATTTTTCCAACCATTCCAACATCAAGCAACGCTATCGAGTTCACCAAAGAGGCCAGCTTTACCAACTCCGCAGCAGAAGCGGCAGAGGCGGCAGAGAAAGGCGAATCGGCCCTAACTTGGTCACTGGTTAACATGCCGGTTTCCACTGTAGCGCATTGGATTAAAATCTCTCGTCAACTGGCAATGGATAGCGCAGCACTTGCGGCCTATGTAAACCAACGCATGGTTTATGGTGTTGATCGTCGGGTTGAAACTCAACTGGGCGCAGGTAACGGAACCGCTCCGAATATTTCGGGTATTCTGGATACTGGCAACTATACCGCGCATGGTTATGCTGCCGCTGCATTGGGAACCCTGAAGAAAGTGAATCTTATCACTAAGATTTGCGGCGACCTTTGGGCAACTGGTGCGGTTCCTGATGCAATCCTGATGAACCCAGCAGATTGGGCGCAGGTTCAGGTGGATATTCTGGATAGTTCTGTCAATGGTGTTCGTGTCGATTACTCCAATGGCATGACCCCGCGCTTGAACGGCATTCCGGTTATTCAATCTAACGGCATTACTGCTGATACCGTTGTTGTCGGTTCATTCCGCCAGGCCGGAACAATCCACAACCGCGAAGGTGTGGTGGTTGAAATGTCTGATTCTGATGACGACAACTTTACCAAGAACCTGATTACCATCCGCGCGGAACGTCGATTGGCTCTCACCATTGAACGTCCTTCGTACATCATCGGTGGCGATCTCACCCCAGCATAACCTAGGAACTAGGGGGGGCTCCGGCTCCCCTTTTTATTATCGTTATGGCGAAAATCAAAGTTTTAGATAAAGGCTTCCCAACAACGCTTTACGGATTCTTATCCCCTGGTGATGAAGTGGAAGTTTCTAACCAATTTGCTGATTACTGCGTAAAGCGCATGAAGTCGGCTGAGTATATCCCATCGCCAAAACCCGCCAAACGGGTTGTTACCAAAGGTAAAAAATAATGACTATCGCACGATCAACAACAGCAAAAAACGCGGCGGCTGATGCTGTCGTTGATTTACTCGACGCCGGTTCCGGCGCGGGTACCCTTGTTTTACTTACCGCTGGTGATGTAGAGGTGGCAACACTGACCTTTTCAGACCCAGCATATGGCGCAGCAGCATCAGGAACAGCACAAGAGAATTCAATTACTGATGATTCCAGCGCAACAGGTGGCACGGCTACCAAATTTGAGGCGCGGGATTCTGACGATAACGTTGTGTTTGAGGGTACGGTGGGCACTTCGGGCGCAGATTTGAATTTAACTAACAACGTTATTGCCGCCAGTGAAACGGTTTCTGTAACAGACTTTAGCTATACGGCGACTTAGCAGGTTAAAAATGAACTATGCAGATATAAAGGCAGACGACCCTGCGACGGGTGACGCTGTTGCTGATCTGGCAACGCTTGCTGCCATGACGGAAACAACGCCATTAGCTGAGAAGCTGATTAATGAGCGCACAGTATACGCCGCGTTAGGTGGTGCTGCTGGCGAGGCTTTCTTGCAGGGTATTGGAAACTTTAACCCCGTTCCTGGTGACGCACTGGAACCCTATGCGCCATTAGTTGCGAGGATTGTTTCCTGGCTAACCCCTGGCCCCGAATCTGGTGTTGATATTGGTAACGTAGAGCTGCAAGGGGTTTTGAGTCTACTGGCTTCTGCGGGTGTTGTTGAGGCCACTAGCGTCACTTCACTTATTGCCTTAGCCAGTGAAACGAACTTGAAATATCCCGGTATACGCACTGGCGATCTTGAGAAAGCGAGGGCGCTATGACTAGTAAATATGCCGCACATGACACAGCTACAACCGTCTTATCTACAGAGCTAAATAGCTTGGGTAACGGGTCAAATAAGATTACTGGAACCGCGCTATCAAATGACGCTGCAACCACAGAGCGAGACTTATTTGCTAAGTTCTCTTTGAGCGTTGCCGCACAAGGAAGCGCAAGATCAGCGGGCGCGAGTGTGGCGCTCTATATTATCCCTGAAGTAGACGGAACCCATGCTTATGGCGGCGACTCATTAGACCCTTCTGGAAATCAGTACATGGGTTCTTTCGGTTTCGACGCTGCAACCACTGCGCGGGTTGACGTTATCACTGATATAAGACTGCCAAACTCTGATTTTCACGTATTACTACAGAACAACACAGGCCAAGCGTTAGCGGCAACTGGCACAGTATTGAAAATGGAAATTGATCCTGGTTACGAGGACGTATAATGGCCGGTATGTGGTTGCCTGACCCTAGGCTAGAATATCCAAGTCTATACCACCCCGGTCGAAAACCGGCTGGGTTTCCTGTTGCTGTGGATTGGAGCCACCCGCTGGCAAGGGGGTTGGTAGATATAGTCCTAGCTCGAGGCGATCAACATGTATCAATCGCTCATGGTGAGGCGTTTACCGCCAACGGCTCAGATATGTCAGGAGTTATTGGTCCGGGGGGGGAAGCTACTGCACCAACGGTGCAAACAACAGATGCGTATCAGCTAGGCCCAGCAGACACAGAAGACAGGTGGCGCAGACCTGCGAGCGCAGTAACGTGCTTGGTTGTTTTGAGGCGCACTGGTGCTGCGGTGGGAAACGCCCCGATCTTTTCAAATGCCTCACCTAACGTAGCCCCATACACAGCATGGGGGTTTGACGACTCTGGAGGCGCAGGGACGCTCCGATTCTCAGCATCGCCGGGTGGCGCTTTTAAGGCTGTGTCATCGTCATCAGGGCTGACGGGGAATCTTGAGGTTGTTATAGGGACTTATGACGGCGCAAATATACGGCTTTACTCTGACGGGGTGGAATTAGCGTCAACCGCCGCAACGGGGGATTTAGGGTACCCAAACACAGGTGCGCCGGCAATCGGCAATTCCTTTTCCTACCTTGGCTCAAATAGATCATTCAATGGCGAGATATATGCGTGTGCTTTGTGGGATATTGGGTTAAACGCCGCTGAGGTTTCTGCGATCACTTCTGACCCCTACCAAATGTTGATACCCGCATGAGCAGACCCAGTAGAATAAGGCTCATAATACCGGGGGCTGGTGGGGGAGGCAGTGTATCGGGTACAGCTACACTCGCTGATACAGCCCCAACGCTAGCCGGTGCGGGTGCTTTAGGTCATACCGGCACAGCAACACTATCAGACACAGCCCCGACACTAACCGGCTCAGGCGCTTTAGGTCACACGGGAACGGCAACACTATCGGATACAACGCCAACGATTTCTGGCGTAGGGCACCGCAAGCACTTCGGAACAGGAACCCTTAGCGATACAGCACCGACCGTATCCGGCGCGGGAAAGCTAACTCACTCAGGAACCGCAACACTCAGCGACAGCACCCCAACCATTTCAGGTGTGGGATCTATTCAAGGGTTTGTATCCGGCTCTGGAATTCTGGTTGATACTGCTCCGACCCTGAATGGTGCGGGCAAGTTAACGCACACAGGAACCGCAGTACTCGCCGACACAATACCGACCGTCAACGGCGTGGGAACGGTTGCCACTCCGGGTGTTGTTTCTGGAACGGCAACCCTTGCAGATACGGCACCAACCCTGTCAGGGATAGGCCGACTATTACACTCCGGCACGGGGATTCTTGTTGACCCACTGCCAACGCTAACAGGCGCGGGAAAACTAACGCATAGCGGCACAGGCTTATTATTCGACACCATACCGACGATGGTAGGAACTGGCGGAGATCCAGCGTTAATATCAACAGTTCTAAGGGCTAGATCTACTAGTCGCACTTATTCAAGCCGACCTAAACAAACCAACGGGCGCAGATAATGGGAATAAAATTGATTGCCGCTCCACTGCTGGAGCCGGTTTCGCTTGTCCAAGCAAAAGAGCATTTAATTATCAGCCACAGTAATGACGATGACCTGATAACAGCGGCGATATTAGCGGCGCGGGAATGGGTCGAGCAATACATAGGCCGGTGCTTAATAGATCAAGCTTGGGAACTGGCGCTTGATGAGTTTCCCGAAGAGATCGAATTGGTAAAGGTACCGGCAAGCTCAATCACCAGCGTTAAATACATCAACACTTCAAGCGTTGAAACCACGATCAGCGCGGCCAATTACGGAATAGATGATTACTCCCCTCGTCACTGGTTAATCCCAACCGATGGCAACGAGTGGCCTACACCGCTTGATTCAGCTAATGCGGTGAAGGTTCGCTATGTTGCTGGGTATGGTTCAGCAGCAACGGACGTACCGGGGCCGATTATACAGGCCATTAAGTTGCTGATCGGTGACTTTTACGAGCACCGGGAGAATACCGTAATTGGTGCGCCGGTTGTTTCAACGGATGCGGTAAAAATGCTCCTATCTATGTATCGGGTCATTAAGCTATGAGAGCGGGCGCATTACGTCACCAGATCATTATTCAGAGCGCAGCTGAGGCTCCTGACGCTTCTGGGTCGCCTGTTGAAGCATGGTCTACCTTTGCGACTGTTCGCGCAGCCTATGAGCCGCAGAGCGGGAAGGAGTCATTCACAGAAGATCAAGAGCAGGCGACCGCAAACACACGGTTTAGAATTCGATACCTGTCCGGCGTAACCGCAAAGATGCGGATTAGTTTTGATTCTAGAGTATTCGATATTCAATCAGTGATTGATGTGGGCGGCAGGGGTAAGCAACTGCATATCATGTGTGCCGAAAATGTCTAACGTTACCGGATTAAAAGAACTGGAGAGAAAGTTGATCGCCCTGGGCGGGATTGCTGGAATGAAGGCGCTCAGATCTGCGGCTATGTCGGCAACACTCCCGACCGTTAAAGAAATGAAAGCAGCAGCACCCAAGGGCCGTGATGTTCACCGCACTTATAAGGGTCGGCTAGTTGCTCCAGGGTTTCTCTCTGGGTCTATCACCCGCTCCTCAAGGATCACCAAGAAAGGCGTTTCAGTGGCGATAGGCGTAAAGCGTGAAGCATTTTACGGCGTGACCTTCCTGGATAAAGGAATCAAAAAGATACCGGCGAAGAATTGGTTTAAGAGTACATTTGTAGGCAATCAATCGCAGATTATAGCGCTATTCAAACAGAAGCTAGCCGACCGAATTAAGAAGGTTTCAGCATGATAGAACACGCTATCTATTCAATTCTAAGTAATGACGCAGGGGTAAGCGCAATCACTACGCGCATTTATCCGATTATGCTGCCCCAGAATGCCACTTATCCGGCGATTAGCTACCAAGTAACAGAAGACACCGAGATATCAACGTTTGACGGGCAGGGGACGTTTCAAACAATCAGTTTGGAAGTGGACGCGTGGAGCGACACACACGCCGGAATGTTGGCCTTAGCTGACGCAATCAAGACCGCAATCAAAAACTATAGCGGCACAGTATCAAGTAACACCATCGACCAAATCAAAATCGACTCCACGGTGACTGTTTACGAGGATCAGGTGGAGAAATACAGAAAGACGCTTATAGCCACAATCTTTAAGCGATAACCTAAACCGCAGATTATAAACCGGCCCGCTTTGAGCGGGTTTTTTTATGCCTGCACTCCGGCCACTAGGCCAATTTTCAAGAGGCTAAAACAATGTCGAGCGCATTTTTAAACGGTGTGACCATTAAACGTGGTGACGGGGCTGGTAGTGAAGTATTCACCGCAATAGCTGAAGTTCTTTCAATGTCAGGAATAGGTAAAACTAATCCACTGGTTGAGGTGACTTCATTTGATTCAACAGGGCGCGAATATATCGCGGGACTTGCTGACGGCACAGAGGTCGCCTTGGAGTGTAACTACCTTCCAGCAGATACCCAGCAGCAAGGGCTTATCTCTGACGTTGATGCGGGGACTGTTCGTAATTTCGAGGTTGTTATTACTGACGGAACCACGCCGAAAACCTACGCTTTCGCCGTTACGCCTTTGAGCTGGGTAATCAATCCGTCATTTGATGATAAAAACACCCTGACTTTCTCCCTTAAAATCTCCGGCGCGATCACGGTCACATAATGGATAAGCACACATTCTTATCGAATTTCGCACCCAAGGTTGAGTTATATGAATTACCCGGTGGCGACACTATAGAACTTCAAGAGTTGACCCTGGAACAGCGTGGAAAGTTACACGCGGCAGCTAAAGCCGACCCAATAGAGGGGCAGGCGTTGATTGTTTGCATGGGTTGCAAGATGTTTACCGAGGCGGATATTCAGGACGTTAAACAACTCCCCGGCGACCTAGTGACAGATATTGCTGATGCAATTATTGAACTGTCTGGATTATCGGAGGACGCAGAAAAAAACTGATAGAGCGTCCAGAGTTAGTGTTTAAGTTCAAATTAGCACTAGCTCTAGGGCGCACGGTTCAGGAGCTCGATAACACGCTATCCAGCACGGAATTATCGCATTGGATAGCGTTCTATGGTTTGCACCCATTTGGAGCGGAGCGGGACAACATCCACTCGGCTGTGATTGCGGCAACGGTTGCGAATACTACAAGGGGCAGAAACCAGCCCCCATTTAGCGCAGAGGATTTCATGCTTAAAACGCAAGACGAAAAGCGCGAAAGCGACACTCAAAACGTTTTGGCATTCCTTGGCGCTCATGCGGTGGAAAAGTAAATGGCCGATTTAGCAAAGTTAGTTGTAAAATTTGAAGCGGAAAGCGCGAAACTGCATACGGAGCTGGATCGGGCTAATAAGAAGCTCGGCAGATTCAAGAAGCGGACTAACAATGCCGGGAAAGCATTAAAGAATTTCGCCAAGGTGGGTGGCGTTGCTATGGCAGCGGCAACCGCTTCTGTGGTTGCAATGGGCAAAAGCTTTTTAGATACCGCTGACCGTATAGCAAAAATGAGTCAATCATCAGGGGTGTCAGTTGAAACCTTATCTCGGTTACAACATGCGGCAGAATTATCGGGGGTTAGCCTTTCGGGAATGTCAAAGGGCATTACTAAACTGCAGCGCTCAATGTATGACGCAAACGCAGGACTCAAAACACAGTCTGATGCGTTCGGGGCTTTGGGAATTGCGGTAACTGACTCAAACGGAAAATTACGCGACACAGAAGCGGTCATGCAGGATGTGGCCGAGAAGTTTAAGAATATGGAGGATGGAGCGGAAAAGGCAGCAACCGCTCAGATATTGTTCGGGAAATCCGGTGTTGAAATGATACCGTTTCTTAATGCCGGAAAAGATGGCCTAAAAGAAATGGCGGCAGAGGCAGATAAATTAGGTCTTACATTAAACAGCGGAACGGCAAAGGCAGCAGAACGCGTTAATGATCAGATGACGCGATTATCAGGCGCTATCCAGGGCGCGTTTATGAAAGTAATGGAGGCAGCTTTGCCGACCATTGAAGCGGTTGCTGATGCGATGGTGGAGTGGGCAAAGGAACCAAAGAACGTAGCAAGCGCAATGGAGTTTTTAAACAACACTTTAAAGGTATTGGCAACTACGGCACTTTATTTAAAAGGAACCTTTCAGGCCGTTGGTATTGCCTTGGGCAGCCTAATGGCGGCGGCTGTGATGTTTGCATCTGGTGAATTCTCACATGCGGTTGACATTATTGGGCAGGGTGCGCGGGATTCCGATAAGGCTTGGTCTGATGCTATGGATAGTATCCACAAGCTATGGGAAAAGCCGGGCGCGATAGCCACACCAGAGACAGACGAGAAAAAGGCCGTTGACGGCGTAAAGATCGCCAGATCTGCAATGCAGCGGTGGATGGATAACAACCCTCTAAGCGTGAAAGTTAACCCTGAGTTTGTGCCTAATGGTGCTGTAGCAGGTGCGGCTGGGGGCGGTTCACAGGCCGTCAACATCAATATTCCCGGTGGTGGAACTATACCACTGCAAGGCGACCCATCAGTGATTAGCCAAGCGCAGACAGATATTCAACGGCAAGCAATGAAAACAGGCCACAGAACATGAAAACTCTAGTTGTTGGCGGAATTGAAATACCCTTGAACGCTTCGCATACTCTGGGACAGACCTACGCCCCGATTCAATCGGTGGCACGGCGGCGCATGATGGACGGCTCACTGATACAGCAAACCGCATGGAGCGGGAAACTATCAACGAATATCAACGGTGTAGGTGTAATGCCCGCCGGGTTGCAGATGATCGACTTCAGTTCAACGGTAACGATTAAGTGCGTTGCCGAACGGGTTGTAAGCTCTGCATCAAATGTAATTGATATCCCAAGCGCAAGGCGCACAGATTACGCGCCAGAGGGCAGGGCGTTGCTTGATGGTGTATGGCAATCAACCCCGGTTGTAATGGCAACGGATCAGGCGACACTTACGGTGGTTGTAGGCGCGACACAATACCAGGCGATCTATTGGCCTGAATTAATTTGCTATTGCGACCCGCCCACGGAAACACGGGGCGCTAGGAATGCTGATTACGGATGGTCATTCAGCGCAGAGGAAGCATAATGCTTTGGCAAATTGCTGTAACTCTTGGTGGTGCTGACGTATCAACAACGGTTGTAAATCAGATCCAAGTTGAAGCCGAAGAGTTTTCTGCTAGGGTCGCCACGTTTTCGATTATTCCCGCAACCGGCGCGGTCGATGTAAACGAGTGGACAGGAAAAGCGGTAACTATTAATTTTCTAACTGTAAATTCCGCAGGGGCAACGCTAACCGATACCCGGATATTTACCGGCACTGTTGACCTTCCCATGTATGACCCACAAAGCGGGCTTGTATCATTCGCTTGTACCGATGGATTACAAGAGCGATTCGAGGGCATGACCGAGGCGGCAATTGTCACGGAATTGACCGGCTATTATTCTGAATCCGTTTTTGGAGAATCAGAAGACGGGTGGCAGTACGCGCAAGATGTTTTATCAACGGTTCCGAAAGGGTTTGATTTAAACGCGGATGGCAGCACTGGGGTATTAACCGCGTGGGCAGCAAAGGGAACCGCTGATTATTCATATACTGAAGCTACGGTATATGGTGGATCTGTGACCACAGACCTAACAAGGCGGCGCAATCTTCACAATAAAAACACCACGACTTTTGAATACCGCTTTTCCCGGTCATGCCATAGGGAACATTCATACTCTTGGGCACCCCCTTCGTGGGACTTCTGCACATGGCTAGGGGACTCACACACCCTGCCAAATCGGGATATGATAAACAGTGCGGCAGATGGTGCGGGGTGGGGCGTACAAAGCGCAATCAGCTTCGGACAATTACCATCGTCCGGGCCATACTGCTTGCCCGTGCATGTTTGGATTATATCCGAATCATTGCGCGGCCAGTTGGCTATATCTGCTAGTTGGGTGGGTGTTAAGCGCTGGGCGCAGACTGTCACAGAAACCTACACACTAACTGTTCAAGCCCCTCAATCTATCACCCACTTCGGCACGATTGATATCACCTCCAAAGGCGCGTTATCTACAGATTACAGTGATTCGAGTTGGGAGAATTCAACCGATCTATCAACCCCTGCTGGGTCAACCCAGAATTCTATTAATGATTACATTATTGAACGAGCGGATAGGGTCGCTTCGGTTGCCGCATTAGCTACAAAGCTAAACCTGATGGCAACGGACATATTAAGAGGACACAGGGAAAACTTTGTTTCTTGGGCGATAGAATTAAACCCAGATATTGAACGGTCGCACACACTTTCAATCAACGCCCATGTACCAGATGGCCGAGGCATTGAGGCGAAAGGCAAGGCGTACAGGGTAGCCCATACAATAGATTTAGACACGGGGGATGCCTTCACCTCGCTGGTGATTGCCGTGTCTAAAACAGGGACAGCAACGCCACCAAGCGCCGATACATTAACCCCACCATCAGCACCCGCAACCGTTCCCGCGATATCAACCCCTTCAGGTAGTACCATGCTAGGGACTCAGATCGGCGGGCATACAGGCAACCCGGCGCATGATCCTAATGATGATGGGTATTCAGGGAATTACTCTGTGATAACCGGCGGCAACACTTACCCGGTTCAGTTTAAGGTAGACACAGCAGCGATTGAAGACGAAGCGCGAAACGAGATAACCGGGGCAGTCTCGCAAACCTACGAGATTATAATCCCCGATGAAACTCTGGTGATTACAGCATGAGTGGACTAGTTAAAGATATTAATTCGATCGTTAGAAAGCGGAATACCGTCTACACCCTGGAGTCTGCGGCAGAGCGTGAATCATTACCTGCGGGGTCTGGCCTAGCTACCGAAGAGGAACAGGCGACCAGTGAAGGCGGCGGCATTACCCCACCTTTAACTTTCGTATCCAGCACCACCCGAAGCGAGACAATCACCACATCATGCGGTGAAGTGGACATTGATATTATTACTGAAGTGACCGTTGAAGACGCTGGCGGCAATCAATTTTCTATCCCCTTTGAATAATGCCAATCAAACTTTCAGCACTACAATATATTACTGATATCCGGTGCGGGCGCTACATGGAGTCAGGGCTGTACTCATTGCCCGGCGTTCCTTCTTTCCCGCTTCCGGTCTATGCCGGTACTGCACTTGCTAGTTATATCGCAGGGGCAGGAACTCCAATGCCTGAAATCGTACCGGCAGAGAGTCACCATTTAATTGGGTACGCGCCAACTTGCACAGGGCCGACGATTACGCTTGATGGATCTAGTTCTTATGACTCAGAGGTATACACCGCTTCGGTCGGAGCGTTGGAAGACGCGAACACTTGGGCGAGCAATTACACTGGTTTATTGCGGTTAGCGGTACAGGCCAAGGTCGGCGCAGGGCGGGATGTTGAAGAGTTAACCCCTTGGGGGCTTGACGGCAGTCATGGGCTATTACGCACAGATACATTTGATTACTTCACGATAAAAGCCAGTTCCAGCGGTGTCAATGCGCGGAAGATGAAAACGCGCCTTCTCTGCGTGAAAAACTGGTTGACGCAATATAAAGCCGGTTCGCTCTCCATGACCGATGCCGATGCAATCCGATTTGAATCTTACCTGCTTTCAACCATCGAAGTGGACGATACCACAAGCGATGTAGAGTTGATTAATGCGGCAGGCGTAGCGAACGTTTACGGCGGTCGAAACCCTTTCGCATACGCTTGGCACTTCTCCCGTAATTGGGAGAATGCTGCGGCGATTGTGACCTATCAGGTGGGCGCGGGGGCAACGGCTGGATCATACTATTGGGAGTCAACGCTTGCTGAATTGGCTTTTCATTTTAACGTCATTGTCAACGAACAGATAACAGCCGACCATGATGTAGAGGTAGCCACAGCAAACAGCATCGACAGTGGCCTGATTGTTAAATCAGCACCCGGCGGGACGGTCTACACGCATTTGACCGATTACACGTTTACCGCCAATGGCGTAACTGCATTATCAACCGGCACGATCGCCGACACCCAAACGCTGTATCTTGATTACACTTCGACCGATGCGGAGATAGGCGCAACGCTAACAATCAGCGAACAGGATCAGCAATTCTGTGTAGCCGCTATTGATAAGCTCTGGTATCCATTGGGCGGCACTTCTTACCTGCTAATAAAACCGAGTGGCAACATTGATAAGGACGTTGGAACCAACGCGCCGATCTATTGCTTCTACACCGATAGCGGCCTTGAAGTGGTGCGCTATACCAGACCAATAGAGGAAGCTAAAGACCCCGCGCAAAACCTAGGCAGCACCATAGTGTGCGGCAATACAGAAGTGCATGAAGCACTCCGGCGGAAGTCTGCCGGGTGGGGTGGCGGTGGGTGGTCTACCTCGGGGGGTGCTGATGCGACTGCGGAACACATCCCGACAGCGTATGTCCAGACGCAGGACTGCGAATTTTTAAATCAGCATGTGTTAACCGGCACAAGTGGCAATGGGTGGTATGCATTTAATGATTATATTTTGCAGTGCGGCGGGACTATGTTCCCATTAGCAGATTTCCCAGCAACTAACGTTTGCAATGCAAAATTTTCTGTGGGAACTGGTGAAAAAGTAACGACAACATATTACGAAAACGTCACCAATTTTGAACGCATGGTAATCATAAACGGCGATAACGCCGAGGCGGTAACTGTACTGGAGGGGTGGTCAACTAGCCAGGGTAGTAAAAACGAGTATTCGACCGTGCACGATACCGCCACTACTGGGGGGATGGTCTACGCCATAGAGCTCCAAGATAAGCATGGCGTTTGGCGCGGCCCCTATAATTTACAGGTCAACTATAGCGACACATCAGGGGGAGGGCTGTACCTATCCGTAGGCGGAGCGCCAGCCGCTTACCACCCAGTAGTTAACAGACCTAGCGTATATACCCACACCCAACCATCAGGCGACAGTTCAACCTCCTTTTCAGGCCAGACGGTTTTATCAACAGGCAGTCAGTCGCTTGCGGGCAGCTGGTCGGATTGGACGACATTTAGAAACGGAAGCCAAGCAAAAACAACGGTATCGCATACGCTTTCTTGTGGTGAGTCATGGGGTGGCGAAGCGCAAATGTACGAAGAGCCAGCAACACAGCGGCTTGTTGCTATGGCATTAGTTCCAGAGGCAGATACAAAACGCTGGGGCGGCTGGGTTTAAAACATAAAGGGAAATAAAAATGAGACTAATATCGTTTTTTGGGATTGTTTTACTGACAATTTACATGCTAACCGGGTGCTCGGCTATGTCTGTTGCGCGATCAAAAGCGGCTGCTGGTTTCGATGCATCTCTAGTAGCAGCGGAAACAGTAACTTGTAATGATGCAAGCATAGGCAGCATAAAACGGAAGTACTGCCAGACCACAGAGGGCTGTCAGCGCTGGAAGGATTTTTGTGCGGCCTATACGCCCACATTGCCTGACCTGGAGCCTAGCAAATGACCGTTCTACTCTTTGCACCGCAGAGCTACCACAACGCTACACCGCGAATGATTGCGGAGATCTGCAATGGTTGCGGAGCTAAGGGAATAGGCGGCTATCTAGTGCCTGATACGCTGTATGGGCTTAACGTCTCCCCCGTATGTGACATCCATGATTGGATGTATCACGAAGGCTCTACGCTTCCAGATAAAGATGCCGCTGATCGTGTCATGTACAACAACATGATTCGGTATATCGACGCTTATTCCTGTTGGGCATTAAAGTGGCTAAGGACTAGGCGAGCTATGAAATATTATCTGGCCGTTAAATATTTCGGCGGCGGTGCGTATTGGGCAGATAAGAATGCGCCTAGTGATTACGTTTCAACGGCGTACGTTTTTCTGGACTCGGAGCATGGATAAGTTACTTACAAAACTAATGGGCGAGGGAGCTGGTACATGGGAACGATTCGCTATAATAGCGCTGTTAGCACTAAACACAGGCGGTACAGGAATCCAAGGGCTTGCGTTCGCAGATCAGTCAGTGACTGTGGACAGATTGGCGAACATCGAGGCTTCCCGGTCTGTAATGAATGTGGACATCGAGACGGTAACAAAGCAAGCCCAAACCAACCAGACGGAACTAATCGTTATTCAAGCAGAAGCCCAAGCAATCCAATTGAACCAGGCGCGGATTGAGCGACACTTAGACGAGCAACGCGCTTTGCTCCATAAAATACTACTCAGGGTCGAATAATGGGCGACTTATCAACCCACTTTAGCCGGTATGAGTTTGAATGCCATGACGGATGTGGATTTGCCGCTGTTGACGTTGAATTATTAGGCATACTGGAAGACGTTAGAGACTTCTTTAATTCCCCAGTGACGATTAATTCAGGTTGCCGCTGTACTGCTCACAACGGCGATATAGGCTCCAAGCCGACGAGTTACCACATCAAGGGCATGGCAGCAGATATCATGGTTGCAGGCGTATCTCCTGAGCGTGTAGCCGATCATTTAGAGCATAGGTACCAAACCTACGGCATAGGCAGGTACACCAGCTGGACACATATTGACGTAAGGAAAAGGCGCGTTCGTTGGGCTAGGTAGCCCTGAAATCACATGCTGTCCCAAACCCCGGCAGCTTTTCGAGGTAACTAATGAATACTCACACAGGGCAGCAAACATGGAGTCACCAGAACAACCCAAAGATTACCCACGAGCGGCGAATGTTATACCGCTCCCTTCACCCGTTAGAACATTTCTCTCCCAAGTCGCTGGGCCACTCACTGTCGCGCTCCTCCTGGCGCTCAGTGGCGGTATCGTTAATCTGTTCAGTGATAATATTTTACTCAATGAACGCCTTGGCGTTATATCTGGCAGGATAGCCGCCCTAGAATCGAAAGCAGGCGAAGGCAGTCGATACACAGGAGAAATGGCCGAAATGAGCCACGCAGAGACACGCCGCAAATTTGAAGCGTTACAATCAGGATTGACTGATTTGCGAGTGCTGGTTGCTGGAATGCTGGCGAAGCAGAAAAGGTAATATTTATTACCGGAGGGTAAGATTATTTACCCTCACGTTTCACCTTCAGTTCTTCCGCATGAGCGCGGATTGCCGCGTTATCTTCAGGGTATGCCCAGACATAAACCCTCTTCAGTCCCTTCTTTTTCTGTAGGGATGTGAAGAGGGCTTGCCGTTCTGC